GTCAGGTGCTTGGAACAATATTAAAGAAATTTGTTCTAACGTACTTACTCTTATTTGGAACATTATACAAATTTACTTCGCTGGTAAATTGTTAGCACCACTTAAAGGGTTTGCTACGTCAGGGTTAAATATCGTAAAAGCTGGATGGACTGCTATTTGGAACACGATTAAGTCAATCTGTACTAGCATTGGTTCATTCCTATCTTCAATTTGGAATGCAATAGCGTCAGGCTTACGTGGAAACTTCCAAGGTATCCTAAGTTCAGCAACGTCAATTTTTAACTCTATGAAATCAAGTGTTACTTCGATTTTCAATAGTATTAAATCAACTGCTACGTCAGTCTTTAATGCTGTAAAGACAGCTATCACGAATCCGATTGAAACGGCAAAAAATACCTTATTGGGTATCATTAGCAAGATTGTAGGGGCTTTTGCAGCTATGAAAATTGTTATCCCAAAACCTAAGTTACCTAAGGTTGATATTGGTATTGGTCACAAGTCTATCGGTGGAATTGATCTTCCTTATCCGACATTCAGCGTAAGCTGGAACGCTAAAGGTAACATCTTCAATGGTGCTTCTATCTTAGGTGGAGGACAAGGTGTTGGTGAGGCTGGGGCTGAGGCTGTTATTCCACTAGAACGTAAGCGTTACATGAAACCATACGCAAGTGCGGTAGCACAGCATTTATCTAAAATGACAGGCGGTAGTTTCGGTAGCACTAATTCAGGTGGCAACCAGTATACAGTTCAGTTTAATGAACCTGTAGTTATAAGAGAAGATGCTGACATTCAACGTATCGTTGACGAAATGGAACGTCGTCGCAAAATCTCAGAAAGAAGTCAAGGTGTATTCAGCTACTAAGCTGGTACGCCTTTTCTTTATTATATCCGAAAGTGAGGAATCTATACAATGATTAAATTTGCAAATAAATCACTACCTTCCTATGTAAAGGTAACTGATATTAAATATACAATTCTTCCATCTATTGAGAGTAAGACAGAACGTATTTATGGTCGTTCAGGTTCTTATGATTTTGGTATTGAGTTAGGTGAAAGAAAGATTGAAGTTGAGGTAATGCTTATTGGGGCTAATCAGAATGACGTGATTAAGAAAGCTAGGGACTTCGCTGTGTGGCTATTCTACAAAGACTTACAGCCTTTAATCATTCTAGACGAACCTGATAAACAGTACATGGCACGAGTAGTTGGGGATACTGACATTGCTGAGTTATACCGTACAGGAACAGCAACTATAAGTTTCTTATGTCCTTCTGCATATGCGGAAAGTATCGGTGAGAAAAATCTAAGTTGGACAGCTTATGACACAACGCCTTACAACGTAGTTAATAGTGGTTCTGCTGAGTGCTTCCCTGTATTTGACCTTGACATTAAAGCGGATACGCCTTCTATTGCTGTAATCAGTAATGACAAGTTCGTACAGATTGGTGCTGACAATATTCCTAGTGTACCAAAGTTCGAGAGAAACCCACGTCAAATATGGGATGAAATGATTTCTACTACTGGATGGACAACAGCAAGTCAAGTTGATGGTGGTATTGTAGCTGGTACTTTTTCAAGTAACGGATATGAATTTACACAAACTGGATTAGATTATGGAAAAAGCACAGGCTGGCACGGTGCGTCTATGGTTAAGTCTCTTCCTAAACAGCTAGATAACTTCATTGTAGAGGGACGAATTACCTTCAAATCTACAAGCCCTGAACAGCTAGGACGAATTGAGATTTACTTACTGGACGCTAACAATGTACAAATTGGTAAAGTTGCAATGGTTGACGCTGTGCCTGATGGTAAGTTTCCACTGGCTGAGGCTAGGGCTGGTTCGTTACAAGATGGTAAGTACTTTGTAGCAAACTACGGTGATTATAAAGGCGTATTTGAAAATTATGATGGTTGCTTATGGATAGCTAAAGTAGGTAAAGGCTGGTCGGCTTATTTCTCTAAAATTGAAGCTAACGGACTTCATCACACTGAATTATATCGTGAGTGGACAGATACTCGTAATAGCTACTCAGGAAAGAAACTGGCAAAAATACAGATTCATATTGGTGCTTATGGCGAAAGTGACCCTGTATCTGTTATGCGTTTTACAGACCTAAAGGTGTGGGAAAGAACAGTAGACGAACCTGTGGGACAAATTCCAGTGATCTTTAAGACAGGCGATAAAGTAACTATTGATAATCAGAAAGCAATTGTATACCTAAACGGTAGACCTATCTTTACTGAGTTAGACCCTTCCAGTGACTTTTTCCCATTGGACGTAGGGAACAACGGACTAATAGTTTCACCGCCTAAGGCTGACGTAAAAATTCGTTATAAGGAGAGGTGGCTATAATATGTTATTCATTTTAAATAAGAATCAAGAGACAGTAGGGGTTGCATCTAATAGCAACCCTCTTTCTTTGCCTTATTTTGAGGACTGGCATACTGAGAATTTAGAAGGTATTAACACATATGAGTTTAAAGTACCGAGTGACCATTCTGATTCAGGAAAATTAGAAGTAGAGGGACATGTAATTGTTAAGAACCTTGACGGTGAACACCTTCTATTTACTATCAAAGAAGTTAGTGACGGTATGGACAGTGGGCGTCGTATTAAGTCAATCTTCTGTGAGGAAACGGCTATTACTGAATTGCTATCTGATGTACAACGTCCTGACACATTTAATAGTACTACGCTTGAAGCTGTAGCAATGTCAATCTTAAACAATACAGTGGGATACACGTTGGCTGATGTGCCTTATACACAGTCGCAAGACGTGGAGTTCACTGACTACATGACAGTACTTGAAGCATTTAGGCAAGTTACTAACGAGTTTGGTATGGAAATGTACTTCACAGTTAAGCTACAAGGAACAAAGATCGTAGAGAAGGTTATTCACTTTGTTGAGGAACGAGGACAAAAGACAAATGTTCGTTTTGACTACTCTTACGATTTAAGAGGCGTGGGACGTACTGAGGATAGTTCACAAGTAGTTACAGCGTTAATCGGTGTAGGTAAAGGTGATAACTCACAAACTCGTATTAACTTAATCTCTGTTGGTGCTTTTAATATGGGGGACATTTACAAAGAGGCTGGGGCTGATTGGATAGGTTCTGAGGTAGCCTTACAGCGTTTTGGTAGAAATGGTCGTCATAGATTCGGATTCTTTGTTGATGATAAATCTGATTCTGACAATCAATTGAAAGACAGAACAATTAAGGAACTGATGAAACGATGTGTACCAGCCGTTCACTATTCCAGTTCTATTACTACATTAGAACGATTAACTGGCTACGATGCTAAGAAACTAAGAATAGGTGACACGATTGTAATTAATGATAAGAGTTTCACACCGTATATCGTAATTAATGAACGTGTTAAACAGTTAAAGCGTTCGTACACACGTAACAATGTGGACGAGGTTGAGTTAGGAAACTACAAGCCTATTACCCTAACACCGAATAAATCAATTAAGGACTTACAGAACATCATTTCCAAAAGTGAAGCTAAATGGAATAACACTTCAATTCAAATTGTAGTTGAAGTATTAGGCGGTACAGTATTCCTAAATGGTGAAGGTGACAAAACTATCACAGCTAGACTGTACAACAATGAAGAGGAAATTGATGCTGACGGTAGAGACTTTATTTACAAATGGTTCAAGTACACAGCAAATGGTGAAGAAGTGCCATTGTGGGGCGGTACTGTTAATTATAGAACAGGAAAACAACTACAAGTTACATCACTTGATTTAGAAGGACAAGCAACTTTTAAGATCATAATCGACGACGGAAAATAAGGAGGAAATTAAATGGCGATAATCACACAAGGACAGGTTACTTTATACGAGGTATGGGACGGACAGCAAGGCGTTAAAGGGGATAAAGGAGATAAGGGTGACAAAGGCGACCAAGGACTCCAAGGGATTCAAGGTGGCGTAGGTGCTGATGGAAAAACTTATTACACATGGATTAAATACGCTGACACACCAACAACAGGAATGAGTGACTTACCAACTGGTAAATCTTATATGGGTATCGCCTATAACAAGTTAACAGCAACGGAAAGCACGAACTACAATGATTACTCATGGTCATTAATCCGTGGTGACAAGGGTGACACTGGTGAACGTGGTTTGCAAGGTTTACAGGGGGCTAAAGGTGACCAAGGGATTCAAGGTAATACAGGTATTCCA